CTCCTATCAAAAAATAACATTTAGCAAGTTCGGTATACAAACAAGTAGAAAAGTTATTTTCTAATCCCAAGGGTTACCACCAGTGAAATATTCATATTGATTCTCAAGGGACTCAATCGTAATATCCAAAGTAACCCCGAGAAGAGATCGAGGGTTCTTACGAGCAGGGATGAGAATCGATGGATTCTCGAGAACCCTACGTGTAGGTTCTGTTCCAGCATACCAGAGGCTTCTGAAATAATGTTCAATTAAGCCTGGTCGACTCTCACCGGTCTCGTTCGCTCCGCTCCTCACGGATTCGCCTTTTGTCGAATTGCGCCTTCGATCCAGGCGCTCGACTACAAGGTCGTCGAGTTGAAGAGATGAAAGTGTCTGGGGTTCTGGGTCAAAATCACCCCGAATGATAATTCCTGCAATCTCAAAAAAAGAATTCATTCAACCCACTCCTCTTCGCAAACGGTACAACGTGCGTGATACAATTCTGGTTCGTCAGGAACTCGATTCAGAATAACGTAAGGTCCAGTAGAACCACAACGTGCGCAAGACGCCATCAATACCGCTTCCGATATGTTCGCTTTTTCTTTGCCTTTACGGCAACCAACTTTTTCGTAGACTTACGTTTGTTGGTGTAACGGTAACGCATAAGTTTACCATTTTTCTTGAAAGATTTACCGTAGTTGTATTTCGCCATCAAAAACACACTCCGCTAACGTGGCCAAAGACACGGTCGGTAACACCCAGAAGGTGAAGCAATCCAATAGCCAGAAGATATTCTATTCGATTAGCTCTAACGTGTGACAAAAGACGAGCGGAAACAACCGCATCTTTGACTGGTTCAGGAACGAGAGACATAATTTCACATCTCCGTCATAGGTTCACAAAGATAACCACGATGATTACCTGGTATCAAATCAATTTGGATCACAAGATTCGCTGCTTCAGCAGGTATATGATCTATGCAGATGAGACCGCAAGGGAAATTTCCACCCTTTGCACGTTGAATTCCAACACCGTTGGTAGGATTAGCCTCAAAAATTTGAATGATATCATGCCATTCTAATCCAGCCATTTGATTGGCTCCGCCAGGATACATAGTATCAGTATTAACTCCATCGTTCTCAAACGGATATGGAGCTAAGTTATTCTCAGTAATCATATCAGTAATTACCTGGTCATCTTGCTGTGTTCCTTCATTGAAAAGAGCAGACAAATAATTCTCTGGTGTAACACCGTCAGCATCAGCTGCATCGTCAGGAGTATTCGGGTCCAGAATATCTGGCAATCCTCGAGAAGCAGCATAACCTTCGATCAGTGAAACAGAGTTTAACGTAGAAACTGGACTTGCACCCTGGTAAGAAGCACCAGTTGCAATTATCTCGAAGTTGTTTATTCCGCCAATTGGAGAGGTCGTATCAGGAATAACGTATTTGCTCATCTCCCATTCGCCAACAACAGCTGGAACACCAGCACCTGAAACAGGCAACAAATTAGCAGCACGGCCAGCAACAGCATGCTGATGGTCTGCAAAAACTTTGAAGTCGAGGAATCGAGGTTTAACCGAAGGAGTCTCTTCCAAAGCCTCACGATTCATACGGGTCCAGGCACGCATACCCTTTTCCCAAGCATTAGACATTACCCAAGTGTTTGGGAGTTTGAAGATATTAACAGTTCCAGCCTTCGTAGAAGACAATTTGAAACCAGCAACAGCCCAATTAATACCCTGACGATAGAATCGTCGGTTTGCCAAAGAGGCAACCTGTGAAAGATCAATGTAATTTCGAGTAGCAGAAGTGCTAGGAGTCGCAAAAGTCATAGTCAAAACTGACGGTTCAATCTTATTTCTTTTCGAGTAACGTTTCTTCGCCATACCCATCGGGTAGACTATCAATCCTATATTGGTTCCGACCAAAGGGTCGACTCAACCGGGGGTTGGTGAACATGAACTCCTCAACTTCAGGCATCATGTGCTTAGGCGCTTTGAACGGTTTTGTAACATACGCAACCTTAGAGCTGTATTGAATCAATTTATCCAACTCATGTGGCTCACAGTAATCTAACGTATATCTGGTGCCATATCCAAGTTTTGCCAGGGCCGAACAACTACGTCCCTTGTTTTCCTTCTGAAGTAGTAACTCTCCGTCAACCTCTACGTGAACACTGGTTTCCTTAAGCCGGTCAAGTTTTTCCGGTCCGAAGAACAGAGAATGCATATGTACATTCCACCATTTCTTTGAATTGTTGTAGGTGAACTCCATAAAATGGGTTCCACCATCTGCGCCAAGTCCATAGTCCGTATGTCCTTGTTTCATGTGTTTCCCACAAAGTAACCTATTCATGCCACGCATAGAGTGCCATCCAGTAAGTCCTGGTAAGGTTGTCCTGGCCACAGCATAATCATACTGCTCCTTCAGAGATTTGAATCGAATTCCTGAATCATGTTTCTGTCCAGGTAACGTAACGGTTAGAACTCCAACTTGGATCTCGTTGCCAAAATAATGTTTGGCCACTTTCAACCGTTCCTTAATTTCATGCGCTCTCTTTCCAGCTCTCTTTCGTTCGCAACTTGGGCAAGCAAGCCAGCGAGCGCATTTGTGCTTCCAGGCCTCGTCAGGCCTTCCGAGCCAGGCTCCCTTACATATCGCCAGTCCGACTTTATCGGTCCTTACACCACTGCTCGAACTAAACATCATTTTTGGCCGCCCATGGGGCTCCTATCAAAAAATAACATTTAGCAAGTTCGGTATACAAACAAGTAGAAAAGTTATTTTCTAATCCCAAGGGTTACCACCAGTGAAATATTCATATTG